CTGGTTCACCTCCGCGCCCAGCTTCTTATAGCCGCGCCCATAGGTGGCCCGGAGCCACCGCTCTTTTGCCAGCACGTCGCTGATGATCCTGTCCGGGTGGCGGCGTTCAATATCGGCGTCCAACACATACATATACCCGCTGGCCCTGTGCTTGGCCAGGGTGATGATTGCGGAGAAGTCGCTTTTTTTGCTCTTGCCCAAGGAGGGGTCCACGAAGCCGAAGAACTGATACGCCCGCTCCCGGAAGTTGACCTCGGCCTCGTTGTAGAAGTCGAACCACTCTTGAATGAAAATGCAATCGTCCGGGTTGATCGGCTCGTTCTGCAGTTCGCTGTTGAATGCCGCCTCGCCGTCTGTCACACGGGACACCATCAGGGCGTAGTAAGAATTTTTCTCCTCCCACAGTACCTGGGTCCCTTCCAGCATGGCCGCCCTGTGTTCCTCGAAGAACGCCAGCGCGGCCCGCTCCCGGTCATCGTTGTCCAGGTCGGTGTAAATGCTCTCCCACTGCTGCCACAGGTCATCCGCAGTGGAGAAGGAGATCACCGCCCGGTATTTGATGGCCTGATAGGAGGGGTTCTTCAGCGTATTGGCCAGCAGGCTGTCATAATGGAGCAGGGTGCCGATATACACGATATCGGTGTAATCGTCCCCGGCCTTGGACACCGCCTTTTTAAACCAGCTGTCCAGCTTGGCCCGCTGCTCCGGGGTGCGCACGTTCTCATCGTTCTCCACATCGTCCAGGATAATCAGGTCAGGCCGCCAGTTTCGGTGCTTCCGGCCACGGATTTTTTTACCGCTGCCGATGGCCTCGATCTTGATGTTGCTCTTGGTCACCAGGACGTTGGCCCGCCACACAGGACCGGCCAGGTCCCCGAAGTCTGCCCGGATCGCGCCGTTCTCCTCGAACTCCACCCGGATATTGTCCAGAAAGCCCTCGGCCTGGTCGCTGCTGTCTGAAATAATGATGGGATAGTGTTTGTACTCATACAGGGCCGAGTGCATGGTGCCTTTGAACGTCAGGTTGGTACTCTTGGCGTGGCCACGGGGCGCAGCCACCACCCGCCGTACACCTGGAAGCCGGTTGATTGCCTTGGCAGCTGCCGGGGTGAGCGGGGCGCGGCCCTTCAGCACACCCTGCTGCCAGATATTATCCAGTTCCCGGTGAAACTCAGGGGAGGGGCGGCTGAAGTAATGGGGGAAGTAGGCCCGCCCGAAGAACTCCATATCAATGGCCCCCAATTTGCGCCGGAGTCCACCGGGGCCGGTCAGGGGACAGCCCAGGTCGTATTCACGCTTCAGCGCCGCCCGCTCCGGCGAGGCGTCCTTTTGTAAAAACTGTTTTAAGAGGTCTTTTAAGGCGTTTAAATCTTCCTCACCTTGGGCGGTAGTCTTGGCCTCCGCCTCTGCGATTGCCCCCAGCAGGGCAGCCGCTGCGGCGGTTTTCTTTCGCCTCATGGCGTCCTCCTTTCCCGCGCCCCACAAAAAACGGCCCACAGGGGCCGCACAAGCGCGTTATTTCTCACAGGCCCGTTTACCCCACCCAGGCCCTTGCGGGGTTTTTAAAGGGGGCTGTGGGCGTCTTAAACGGTATTTCAGAGGGACGGTAAAAGCCGGGTTGATTTTCAGGGGCCGGTGGGTGCGCTTCGCCACCCAGGCCCCCAATCTTCAGCCCGGTTTTTCGCTCAATGTGTCCCTCGCTCACGGGGGGAGGGACGCATCAACCTCCGACCATTTACAAGTTCCTGTTATTCGCTTAAAAGGTTAAACGATAATGGGATGATCCGCTTCTCCCCGCACACGCTCAACTCCACGGTGGCGCGGCGGCTGTGCTTGTCGATCTTCTTGATCCGGCTGGGGAAGTGCTGGAGGATGCCGGTGCCAAGTTTGACCTCGCCCTCCGGCGTCAGCTGGGCCGTGGTAGGCTCCAGAGGCTTCCCCTCGCCAGCCAGCAGCTTGATCCACTCGGCCTCCAGATAGGTCAGCGTGGACGGGTGCAGGCCGTCCGGGCCGAGGAACCGAAGCACACCGGGGATGGCCTTCACCATGTAATAGTTCTCGGCGGTGTAGTCCAGATTCAGGAACACATACCCCGGAAACAGGATATACTCCTTCTGGCTCCAGCCGCCGCCCTTGCGGATCAGGCGGTTCTCCCTGGGCGTATAAGCCAGCACCCGATTGTTGCTCAGGGTGCTGGTCACCGCCATCTCCTTGCCTGTCGATACCTGCAGTACATACCACATAAGCCTCACCTCTACTCCAAGCCCTCGGCCTTTTTGGCGGCCAGGAATTTTGTCACCTCTGCGTAAAGGTCAGGCCGCTCCTTGGCCATGGCCTGGAACACCAGGGTGCGCACGGCGTCCAGTCCGGCCTCCGTGGTGTCCTGGTTCTGTACCTCCACGCGCTTCTTGTAGGCTGCCGCCCGGATCAGGCCGGTGGCCTCCTTCATCATCTTGTCAACCTTGATGCCCTTCCAGTCCTCCTCGGTGGTATTGACCAGGGCGTTGAACATATTCTGGCTGGTCAGCCGGATGATGGCTTCGGTGGTATCCAGGTCGGGGTAACGCTCCAGTTCCCCCATCATGGCCCGGAAGTTCTCCTGGGCGATGGCCAGGGCCTGGATGTTGGCGTCGTAGTCCTGCGCATACCGGCAGACGCTGGCGATGGAGATGCTAACTCCGTTATCCTCCAGAAAATCTACGATCTCGGCATAGGTGGCATCGGACAGCAGCATCTGCTCAACCGTTGCTTTCAGTTCCGGGGCCAGCCCGTCGATCTTGCTGTGCTTTCTGTTCGATCTTCTCCCCATGCCTACACCTCGATCATCTTATCGTCGATGCCACCGGCCAGGAGGCGGATGCCCTTGCCCGTCAGCCGGGCCTCCAGCGTTTCAAAGTGATTGTCGGCCAGGCTGGCGGGGCCTTTCGTCGCCACGTCCCGCAGGTCGATGTATCCCTCCAGCGCCAGGAAGTTCACGGCGTCCAGGAACTCATCCTGGCTGATACCGTCATCCTCCAGCACATTCTGGATGCCGGACAGCTTGTTGTACTTGTGCCGCAGGATATTGATGGTCCGCAGCACCCGGCCATTGTTGCGGACAAAGTTCCCCGCCTTCAGCCGCTGCTTCTCGTTGCTGGTCATGTGTCGGTGCCTCCCTTTTTCATCAAAATATCCAGGATCATGTCCAGCTTCCGCTCGGTCTTGGCCTGCTCCCGGAAGAAGTCCTCCTTGGTGAGGTAGTTCTCGGTGATCTTCTTGATGTCACCCCGGACCTCGTCATAGGCCCGCTCATGGACGCTCCTGGGCGTGTAATCCTTTTTGATCTGCTCGATGTCCCGGACCAGTTTCTCCTGGTCCTTTTCATACTCGCCCTTTTTCGTGGTGCCGTCCCGGATTTCCCTGACCTCCTTGGCCAGTTCATCCACACGGGAGAACAGCGCCCGCTTGACCAGGAACACCACGGCCCCAATCAGAGCGGTGACCAGCAGGCCGATCAGCCACCAGGTCCCGGCGTCAAATGTCATTGCAGCGTTGTTCATAGCAAACTCCCCCATGCGCAAAAATAGACGGTACGATTGATTTACACCAATCATACCGTCTAAACCGTAAAATCAGCAACGCAAAGCGTTTAAGTTTTTTGCTTTACAACAGGGACAGCTGGCCGTCCATGGGCCGGGCGCGAAGTTCCCGCACCTTGTCTGATACGATACTCCGAATTGTGATCTCTGTCAAATCATATTTCCTGGCCAATTCCCGGAAGTTGTACCCGTCGAACTCTGCCCGGATGCGCTCGTTGCGCTCCATGCGCTCCAACCTGTCGGTCTTGGGGATGTAGAGATAGGCCCCGCCATAGACCTCCATCAGCTTTCTGAAGTTCTCCGGGCCGATCAGAGCGGCCACCTCCTGCTGGCCCTCGCTCAAATCCTCCAGCCGGATTTCCTCCTGTGCGCTCACTCTGGATCACCTCCCGGAGGTGGCCCTTTCACGTTGGCCACATACTTCTTCAATACCTCAATCAGCTTGTTGCAGGTCTGGAACTCCAGCCAGGCAAAGGGCTGGGCAGGAATAGCGTCAACCTTCAGTTCCTTTTTGATGATCCCGCACAGGCGCTCCCCCAGGGAGGCCGTGGAGGGCGCTGTGTCGCGCCGCTGCAGTTCATACATCAATGCCCACACCTTGCGCTGCTGGCCCTCTGTGGCCCCGCCAGGGCGCTCAGTGTACGCCTTGGGCCTGCGCCTGGGGTGAGGGGCGTCACCTTGCCGCTTCTCCAGGTCCCGGATCACCGCCTGGGCCTCGGCATAGGTCAGGGCCTTCAGCGAGTCCTTCCCGGTGATGGAGGACACCAGGTCGTGCAGGCTGTCCTCGGCGTTGCCGCGCTCCACGATCCCCAGCGCGTTGCCGATGGCGTAGATCTTCCTGATTTGCTGTGTAGCGATAGCAGCCATGCCGCCCCTCCTTTCTTGCGCTATGCTCTCGGCGCTTCGGCCTCGATGCCCACTTTGATGGTTTCCTCCACAATGACAGCGGCCCGGATGATGTCAATGGCCTCCTGGGGGCTGCCTGTCCATCCGGCAGCCTGCAGCACCTGTGTCAGCCACTCCCAGTTGATGACTTCGGCGGCCAGGTAGGCCCAATCGCTGGCCTCCTGCTCCGGCAGCCCGGCCACCTTCATCAGCATGGCCTTGTCCTTGTCCCATCGCCCCTTCAGCTTCTTGCGCAGGGTGGCCTGGATTTTCGGGTCGGCGCTGATCTGGCCGATCACGCTGTCCAGACTCCCCTCGGTGTAGTTGCCCTGGGCGGCCATGGCCAGCAGCTTCTTACAGGGGGCGGTCATCGTGTCGGTGATCTCCGTTCTGATGAAGTCCCCTGCAATGTTGCCCAGCAGCTGCTTCACCATGGTCAGCGACACCGGCTTCACCGAGGCGGCGTTGGTCACCGTCACCCGGCTGTTCTGGCTTCCCCAATAGGAGGCAGTCAGCAGCTTGGTGTCCTTCAGGTCATTGGTGGCCATGGTCTCGAAGTAGCCCTTCAGCCACTCCATGCGGTCTTTGATGCGCCCGGCCTCCAGGGCCAGGGTGGCGTACTCATCCACATACGCCCTGATCTGCTCGGCCTGACACTCCTCCGGGGTTTTGAGGGTGGCCAGGCTGTTCTGTACCATTTCAGCCATGGACGCGCTCCACCTCCTCCCGGATGCCCAGGAAACACTCACGGCAGATGTCAAAGCCCTTGAAGTTCACCACTTCATAGGTGCCGCCGCAGATGTTGCAGGTGGCTCGATGTTTCTGGAGCAGCAGCCCGCCATCCTCGGTGGCGGTGATGTCCAGCGCCGTGCCGCCCTGGAATCCCAGCTGGTGCCGCAGGTGCTGCGGGATGGTCAGGGTGCCTTTTTTGCCCATGCGTTTCTGTGCGTTCATCAGCATACCTCCTTCGTAGTAGCCTCACTCTGCATTGTCCGGGCTTGTGACCGGCTCCCTGGCGGGAGGCTGCATTAAGGCGGGGGGCCGCGCCCCCTGTGGTCAGCGTGTGGTTCCGGAGGCCCCCAGCTGAAGCTGCTCCGGTAGGTCCTCGGTGACAGACACCACCCTGGTGTCCCCGAACCGCTCCAAGTGCTGGGCCAGGTCCTCCTTGATCCCGATGGCCTGACCGGGTGGGGCATCCACCTGGACTATGATGGTCAGCATCGTTTACTCCTCCTCTGCTGCAAATAAGATGCAGTCCCTTATGATCCCGGCGCGGTGGCTGGAACCCTCTTCATAGCCCGCCCATAGCTGCCAGGGGGACAGCGCCCGGTCAGTCACATCCCCGGTGATGTCGTACACCCGCTCCCCGATTTGTGCGGCAAAGTGATTGGAGAGCGCATCATAGACCACCTCCGCGCCAGGGAACCGCTCGGTCAAAACCCATGCGAACCAGTAACAGCAGCCGTGGCAAAAGCATCGCTCTACCTGGGGGCCATGCTCTGTAAACCGTTCAATGAAGCGGTGGACATCCCCGGCCAGCGCTGTGTTGGTCGGCACCATCCTCGCCTCCTGTCAGCTGTGGGTGGCGTTGAAGTTCTCAATCGCCCACCTGTTGCCCGTGGCCTGGACGGCCCGCCTGGTGCGCTCCGCTGGCCCCTCCCGCCGCCTGGGCATGGCGGCCAGGGCCTCCATCATCCCGCAGTCCGGGCAGATGTCCGTGGTGTTGTCCCTGCGGGAGAGAGCGGGCGGCTCGGTGTAGGCCCGCCCGCATACGGGGCAAATCCTCGCTTTGGTCTTATTCATGGGGCGTCATCCTTTCTCGCGTTTCTGGAGCCGGATGTCCCGGCCCTTAAATTCCACCACCGCATACGTCCCGGCAATCCGGGAGTATACCCGGCTGGTGTATTTCTTCTCGATGTCCCGCAGATCCAGGTTGGTGTTGATGATGGTGGGGCGGCTGGTGTTCAGCCGGGTGTTCACCAGGTCATAGACCTCCGACCTGGTATAGCTGGTGACCATCTCGGTCCCCAGGTCATCTATCACCAGCAAGTCGCAGCCGAAGATCATCTCCCGGTACTCCAGCGCCGCTGCGTCCTTTTGGAATTTGCCGCGCTCCAGTTCGTCCATCAGGTGCGGGGCTGACACATACATGACCAGCCGCCCGGAGCGGACCACTCCCTCGGCCACCGCCAGGGAGAGGTGCGTCTTGCCCAGGCCAGGCGGGCCAGTGAACAGGAGGTTCTTGCTTTCCCGGTTGAACTCCCGGACATACCGCAGGCAGCTTTCCACCACCCTGCCCATCACCGTCCGCTGTTCCCGGTCATAATAGGCCAGGCTGAAGTTGTCAAAGGAACACTCCCGCGCCGGGGACACGTCGCACAGCTGCTCATACACCAGCTGGTTCAGGATCGTCTGTCTGCAGGTGCAGGTCTGGCCGTTAGCCATGCCCCGATCCATGCAGGCCGGGCAGGTGTAGGATGGTTCCAGGTCGGCCTCGGTGATCCCGGCTGCGGCCATCAGGGCCTGTAGCTGCTCCCGCCCGGCGCTGATCTGTGCGTCGATACCCTCCAGGGTGTCCGGCTCGAAGATGGCCGCTGTGCCGCGCTTGGCATACAGGCTGGCCAGAGACCTCCGGGCGGCCTCCACCTCCGGGTGCTGTTCGTGAAGCAGGGCCAAGGTGTGGGCCTGCCGCCTCTCAGCGTCCCAGCGGCGGGCGGCCAGGATTTCATCGGCCCGCTTCGCCAGTTTCTTGGGGTATTTCATTTTACCGCCTCGCTTCGCAGGTGCCTCACTCTGCATTTATCCGGGCTTGTGACCGGCTCCCCTGGGGAGGCTGCATTAAGGCGGGGGCCGCGCCCCCTGGCCGTTATTGGAACTGCTCTCGCGCTTCTCGCCACATAGCGCCCAGCTGCCAGCCCAGGTATATCAGCAGGATGATCAGCGGCAGGATCAGGGCCTCGCCGCCCGGCAGGCCGTCCCGCTGCGCCCAGGTTTCCATCCCATATACCAGCAGCAGCCCGCTCATCACCCCGCTCAAAAACACCAGGACCAGCCGCGCCGTCCACCCGATTTTGCGCCAGCATCTTTTCACCGTAAAAACCCCTTTCAAATCGTTTAACCCTCTTGGAACTCCGGGCAGGCCAGCACCCGGTAGCTTTCCACCTGCCCTTTATGGAACATTTTCAGATCCCGCCGCTCCGCTTCCCAGCCCTCCACCGGCGTGTGCGCCCGCCTGCTCCAGCTGCATCCCGCCCCGGTCTCCGGGGACGGCACCGCATTCCGGCAAAACCAGCACAGCGACATTGTGGGGGGCCTGTCGTGCTTTTGCCTCATCCATGGCACCCGCCCTTACACCAGGCCGATGCCCATGGTCCGGGCCATGCCATACAGGCCCTCATGGCTGATGTCCTCGTTGTTGACAGCGTTGTTGTAGACGTTGACCGCGCCTCGGATGCCCCATTTGCTTTGGCAAATACCGTGCAGGAAGGTCAGTTCTTTGGTCTTGCCGTCCTCGGCCAGCTTGGGGAACAGGGCTTTTACATCTTCGCTGGTGACCTTGCGGGTGCTGTAGTAGCGGTTCATGCGGATGCGGCTGAACAGCTGGGCGAAGCGGGCCTCCTGCTTGCCCACCATTCGGGCATAGACCTCGGTGTTGCCGATCAGGGCGATGCCTACGCCCGGCTGGCCGGTGATGGGGTTGGGGTCGGCCCAGGCCCTGATCTCCTCCAGGGCGCGAAGCTGCAGGTGCTGGGCTTCGTCAATAATGATGACCTTGTTGGTCCCCTCCAGCTTCTCCCGGATGGACAGCATCAGGTCCAGCTTATTGCGGCTCTCCGGCACCTTCAGCGCCCGCGCCACCACCTTCAGGAGGTTGCCCAGGGTGCCGATGCTGGGGGTGGCCTGGATATACACGCTGGCGGCGGGGTTCTCCCGCACGAACTTCTCGGCCCCCTTGGTCTTGCCGATCCCGGCGTCACCGTGGATGATGACCATGCCCTTTTCAATCTGGCAGTAGCGGATCAGCTTGCACACGTCCTCGGAAATGGAGGTGGGGATGTAGTCCTGGGTGGGCCGGTAGGGCATGGCCCTTTCGGTGCTGGCCTGCTGCTCCTCCTGGGTGCGGAAGAACTCCTCCAGCTTGCTTTCCAGCGCGGCGATGTCGCCGTTGTCGTACATACTGCGCCGGTACTGTGAGAGGGCCGTCTGGCTGATCCCCATCATGGGGGCGGCCTTGGCCTGGCTGATGCCCTTGTTCTTCAGGAACTGCTCCACCCGTGCCTGCAGGGCGCTGTTGTACTCTTTACTCATGATCGCTGCCTCCCTTTCGTTTTAAAGCGTTTCGGTTCATAACATCCAGGTCGGGACCGCCCGCCACCGCTCTCAGCAGCGGCTCCTCATCAGGCCGCTGGAGTTCCAGCACCTTGGGGTCCGCGCTGGGGACGATCCTGGCGGTCTTGCTTTGGTACGCCTGCTCCATGACAAGTTCCAGAGCGGTACGCTTGCCGAAGGCCGGGTATGCGCTGACCTTCAGGGCCTCCCTGGTCAGGCGCTCCATGCGACGCACCTTGCCCATGGCCTCCTTGACATCCTCCCGGCTGGCCCCGTAGGTCAGCACCGCCGTGTTGTCCACCGGGACCGTCATGATGTAGCGGTCCTCCAGGTCGTACACCCGGACCTCGCTCAGATCGTCGGGGTCGTAGCGGAAATATACCTGCTTGCCCAGGAGGCTCATCAGCATATCGTCGTTCCAGTAGTCCAGCCGCTGGCCCGCGATGTCCAGGTGGACGCCTCGCCGGGTGACTTTCTGCGGGCGGGCGCTGCGCATCAGCATCAGGCTCAGGTCCTCGGCCCCGGCCACCCGCTTGGTGTGCAGATTCTCGTTGTAGACCTGCTGGCGGGGCTTGCCCCGGTCCGCTACTACCTCGCCGCCGTAGGGCTGCTGGTTGAAATACCAATCCAGCAACTCCTCCACCGCCTGGGTAAAGGTGCCATCCAGGGGTATCTCGCCATTCTTCAGGACGCCCTTCAGGCGTTCCGGCTTCTCCAGGACGTTGCCTCCTGTGTAGGTGTCAAACAACCGGGAGAGGTGATCCTTTACATCCCGGAACCGCCGCTCGATGATTTTTGCCTTGGCGTTGCGCACGATGGCGTTGGTCATCTTGATCCCCAGGCGCTCGAACACCGGGGGTGGCTCGAACCGCTCTTGCCCATCCTTGGGCTTCTTTTTGCGGTGGCCCAGGCCGCCGATGTCAAAGGTCAGGAACTCGCGGCCATTGTCTACATAGATGTTTTCCGGGATGCCGTACTTCAAAATGCCCTTGCGCAGCGCAATCAGCGTTGCCTGGGAGCAGGGATTTTCGGTGACATGGCAGCCGGTGAAAATGCCGCTGCGGGCGTCAAAAAATGCTGTCAGGTGGAGGCGGTGCCGCTGGCCGTTGTCACCCTGGGTGATCACGTCGAAGGTGTGGTTGTCTGCAATCCACCACTCGTTGCTGGCCATGCTTTCGTATGTGCGCCGGATGTAAGGGGCGCAGCGGTCACGGAAGGCTTTCTGCCCCTCGCGCCCCAGCACCTCCACCGCCTCCGGGATATCGCTCTTGACGCGCCGGGTAAAGGTGGTGTAGCTGGGGATGTCGGCCACCAGGTCCGGGTGATCCTCCCGGAGCAGCAGTTTCATGTACTCATAGCACTTCATCATGGGGTGCTGGGCTTCCTGCAGGTAGAAGTACAGGAAAGCGTCCCATACCTCCGGCTGGATGTCGCTCTTTCCCTTTTTCCACTTGCCCCGCTTGTCGATCAGGCCGTCCAGGTCGTTCTGCTTGATGGATTTCCAGCGGCGGTACAAGGTGTCGATGGAAAATTCATGCTCCGGGTCCGTCTTGGCACACAGGGCGATGAACCTGTCATCGGCTTCGGCCTTGCTGCCGGGATACTTGCTCCGATACCGTTGCCAATCGTCCACCGTTTTCAGCCACCAGGTGATCTCCTCCCGCTCCTCGGCGGTGTAGTGATCCAGCGGCCTGCTGGTTCCCCGTTTTAGGGGAGTAACCGCTGACGGTACAGGGAGGCTGGCTTTCAGTTGGGCAAAATACTTTTCCTGGATGGAAGCGTCCAGGGCATCAAGAGGAAACAGATATTCAGGGGAATTAAACTCATTCAGGAAACTGGCCGCCTGAATTTTCCCGCTTTTGGCCCAGCGCCGGATCGTGCGCTCATCCTTGCCGTACAGACGTGCGACTTCCTGCGTACTCAGCCTGGTTTCCATCGTTCCACCTGCTTTCTCGACCTGCCATCATCAGTGTGGGGAGGTCATCCCCCGCAGACGGCCCGCAGTCCGTTTCGGCTTATTCCTCGGTGAGGGCTTCCAGGCCCGCGATAATCTGTTCACATACGCCCCGGTGTTCCTTCACGGCCCGG